GTAAATGAAGTTAGAGCCTTGAATTTTTGCTTCTTTTGTTTCAAGACAAAAGAAGAATTTACTGCAAGAACCGCTTCAGTACTACACCGCAAAAACCGCCGTAACTTTGCAGTATCAAAATAAGACTTCTATTTTAAATGTTGAATTACAAATTTTAAATGCCTGCCTCGAGGCGCATCACAAATTAAATCAACGCACTTCAATTTTCCTCAAATTTTTCAAATTACCAAATCACCAAATTTTTAAATCAACATGAAAAATGACAGGAAACATTTATATCTCCGGCCAGATAGGCACTTTTGACGGCACCCCCGGCGTAGAGCTTGTAGATGTGGTAGGCCAGGTTAAAAAGCAGCCCAAAGCCACTGCCTTTAACGTGCACATTAACAGCGAGGGCGGACTGGTAGATGTTGGTTTCGACATTTACCATTACCTAAAGGCTTTGGGTAAACCCGTCACCACTATAGGCAGCGGTATTGTAGCCAGCATTGCCACCGTGATATTCATGGCAGGTACACAAAGGCAAGTGCGCGAAAACACTCCGTTTATGATTCACCTCCCATGGGGTGGTTCTATGGGCACAGCCGATGAACTGGAGCAGTTTGCCGATCAGCTTCGGGCCATAGAGAAAAAGATGGTGGGCTTTTACAAAAAGGCACTAAACGTACAGGAGCAGGCCATTATGCCGCTTTTAAAGAACGAAACCTGGCTAACGGACAATCAGCTCTCCGCCCTTGGATTTACAACCTCGCGGCAGGTTAAAGCCGCAGCTAAAGCTTTCATTAACCCTAACGCACCCATGAGAGGAACGTTTACCGACAAAGACAGGCACTGGATGGAAGGCCTGTTTACAAAAGTACTGGGCAAGTTTAAAAACGCCCACATTTTTAACAAGATCGTACAGGATGCCACCGGTGCCGAGATCGATTTTACCGATTTGCCCGACGATGCGGTAATCGAGGTTGGCGCTATTGCCACTGTAGACGGCGCACCTGCCGAAGGCGAGTACCTGCTGCCCGACGGTTTTACCTATGTGTTTACTGTGGGCGAACTTACCGAAATTATCGAACCCGAGGAGGATGCACCTGCGGCATCATTAAGGGCAGAGAACAAAAACCTAAAGCGCCAGCTTAACCTTATTAAAAACGAGGTATTGGCACTTAAAAAACAGGTGGGCAGCCGCTACAGTATAGACGGTAAAAAGGTAGCCGCCCGTAAACCCGGCACTGCTGACAGGACCAACGGCATGAAGCAATATTTGCAGAATAAAAACAGGAAGTAATGGGAGTTATTAACGCAGATGCTTTAACACTAAACGCCCGTGAGGCCGAAACGGTAAGCGAGGTAATATTTGAAAGGGTTTTTAACGACAGCGACCTTGCCGAATACCATGAAATTGAAACGGGTATTGATGTAAAAACCCAGATTGCCTTTGCCGAAAGGCTCGGCCTTTTAGGTAAAGTTACCCAAGGCTGTACGCCAAATGAGGCGGGTGGCTTTGCACTTACCGAAAAGTTCTGGACACCGGTTATGGAAGATTTCCGCCTTAGGCATTGCCAGACCGATATGCCTGCGTTGCTTAAACTGTTCAGGAAATCGCAGCGCATTAACCCCGACTTTTTTGATGTAGTGGGCACACAGGAGTTTGGCGTTATCATCTCGGCAGTAGAAACCTCTATGATAGAGAACATTCACCGCAAGGTATGGTTTAATGATGCCAATGCCCAAACCATTGCAAATGGCGGTGTGTTTACAGACGGTACCGATCTGGGTTATTTTAACTCCTTTAACGGCCTATTTAAACAGATCTTTACCGAGGTGCCAAGTAATGCTGTTAACCGTGTTGCCATTGCCTCTAATGCTGCTGCAACCTATTCGGCACAGGCATTGCCGGAAGATGCTGCCCTAACGATTTTTGAGAAAATGGTTACCGTAGCCGATGAAAGGCTGGTTAGCGCCGATGATGTTTTTATATTGGCCACACGCTCCCTTGCCGATAATTACCGTGCCACATTGCGTAATAAGAATTTAGGCTCAGGCTTTTTAGAAGTGGTTGAAGAAGGCCGCCCTAAACTGTACTTTGACGGTATTGAGGTTAAAGTGCGCTACGACTGGGACCGTTATATTAAAGAATACCAAAATAACGGCACTAAATACAACCTGCCGCACCGCGCAGTACTTACCACAAAAAGCAACATCCCTGTAGGTACGCTAAGCGAAGAAGACCTTACCAAACTGGATGTATTTTACGATAAAACCCTTAAAACAAACATCATGGATGCTGCTTACACCATTGATGCCAAACATTTGGAAAGCTATATGACAGTGGCTGCTTATTAGGCTTTGCCTGTTTAAAGTTTCAAGTTGTTCTAAAGTTTTGTGTAGCTGGGTAGAGATGCAATGCCTTGCGTCTTGCGCACAAACCTCATCGCTAAAACCTCTACAAAGGAGAGGGAAACTCAAACCCCACTTACTAAAAGTTAATAATACACAAGAGTGTAGCTGCCCCCCTCTCCTTCGGAGAGGGGCTGGGGGTGAGGTCTGATAAAATTTCATCAAGAATTCAATTCAAAAAATCAAAACAAAAATCATGGATTGTACAGGAAATTTAACCGCTGATATAGTATTCGATTGCCTTAACGCACCTGTAGGTGGTATAGAACAAAATGTAGTGCTTATTAACAAAGACGATATAGATGTTACTGCTACTACGGTATCAACCCTTAACCGACTTCAGGTAACCAGCATACAGCTTAAAGCGGGCAAAACAGGTTACAAATTAACTGGTATTAAACAAGCCAATGGCAAGGCGTGGGAACTGGTTAAAAAAGAAAACGCCCCCGACAAATTTAAGCACACCTTTAGCGGCGTGATCTTTAGCCCAAGCCTGGAAAATAAAGAACAGGCTGATAAGCTTAGCCAGGGCGCTAAATACATAGCAGTTGTAGAACAAGTTTGGAAAGGCGCCAACAATGCAGATGCGTTTGAGGTGCTTGGCCTTAACAGCGGCCTTGAGCTTACTACCATGACTAACAGCTCTAAAGAAAATGACAACATGATTATGTTCGAACTTTCATCTGCCGATGGTTTTGAAGAAACTACCATGCCTAAAACCTATTACTGGACACCGGTAGCCCCAGAGCTTCCTGCGGCAGGTTATACCGAAAGGAAAACATTGTTTGACAACTGCTTTACAGAGGCATAACCTTATGGATTTTTCCACTATGGATATCAGCACCCTCACCCGTTCTGTAACGGGCGAGGGGGTGCGATACCTGGAGCTGTTCCTTAAGGAATATACCTCCCTGTTTCCGGGGCCGGTTAACCCCTCCTGCCCTACCTGCCTTAATAACTATTTAAAGGCTTACAAACAACACTACAACACTATGCAAAACACCTGCAGGTACAGGCTTCACGCCAAGTACGAAAATATACCGCTGGAGTTTGGGTCGGCCCTATTGGTTAATAACCTCAACATAACCGATGCCCATGCGCAAAAGCTATTGCAACAGCCCAACGGCGAACGATTTTTTGCCCAGCTGCCTACTAAAGAAGAACCCATCTCAGAAAAAATAAAGACCCTTAAAAAAGTGGTTAAGAGAGCCGCGAAAGCTAAAAAAAAAGACCCTGAAGATTTAAGTCCGCCTGATATTCCCAACACCGCACCAGCTTAATGAAAACCCTTTTAATAGATGTGTGGAAACGCCTCACACCCTGGAGCAAAACCACCGATGTATATGCTAATGACATAGACAATGCCTACCCCGAGCGAATGGACCGGCTGATAAATAACAGCGTTACTGCAAAGAGTGCCGCTGCAATAATGGTACAGTACCTTATTGGCAAAGGATACGGGGCGGATGCAGATGGCATTATCATCAATAAAGAAAAAAACCTGAAGCTGATTGATTTTGCCGATGACGTAGCCGATGACCTTGTAAAGCAGCGCGGTGTGTTTATACACATTAACTGGAATGCCCTTTACCAGATAGCCGATTTTAGCGTAATCCCTTATGAGTGGTGCCGCATTGGTAAAAAAGACAGTAACGATTATGCAGGTAAAGTAGCCATCAGTAAAGAATGGCTAAAGCCAAAACGCAGCGACATACAACTTATCGACATTTATAACCCACGCAAAAAAGTCATAGATGCACAGGTAGAAAAGGCCGGTGGTTGGGAGCATTACAAGGGGCAGATACTCTTTATAAATATGGATACCAAGCTAATTTACCCTCTTTCGCGTATCGACTCAGTTGCCGAAGACTGCGATAGCGAGTCGCAGGCATCGGTTTACAAAAACAGGCTATTGCGTAAAGGCTTCTTTGGTAACACATTGGTGGTTACGCGTCCG